CGCCCTGCGGGGCGTTATTTGTTGTCATTGTTTTAACTCGTAACGGAAGACTTCAGGCGGGATGCTACTATGATTTCACAGCGGAGAGAATAGACCAGAACGCCAGTCGTTGACGTTCTGGTCAGTCGTTAATCAGTGCTTGTCATCCTGAGGAATACTTTCTTGTCTGTTTGCAATTTAGTGCGCTTTATTATGATTTAATCTAAAGCCAGCTAAGCTGCACCCCGCCTGACTTTCCTGTTTATAGTGATTTAACGTGTTTTAATTTGAATAGATGCAATTTACATGATTTGTGTACACTTCTGCGTACATCACCAGGGAGTGTACACGATGCTCACAGATACTAAGTTACGAAAGTCGCTGGGAAAGCGCAGAGAGAAGGTTGAGGTTATCTCCGACTCAAACGGCCTTAACGTGCGTCTAAGCATAACCGGTTCGATCACATTCTTCTATCGGTATCGCTGGCAGGGAAAGCCTGTCCAGTTGAGCATCGGAGAATATCCAACCATTTCTTTGTCGCAAGCACGAGACAGAAGGCAGCAGTTCAGGGCGTGGTTGAGTGAGGGGTATGATCCTCGGCGGAAAGTGTTGGTAGAGAAAGCTGAAAGAATAGAAGCGCTGACAGTTGATGAGGCTTATGAATATTGGGTGAAGCATTACTGCATCCCGGAGGGGCTCATCAAAATTGATGCTAATGGCAAGAGTTTCAGGAAGCACATCAGCCCCCGTATCGGAAAGGCTATCGTCGACCAGACAGTGAAGGCTAACTGGCTTGAAGTTTTTGATGCGATGGGAAGAAGTGTTATATCAGGCGAGATGCTGTCCCTGACCAAGCGTGCTTTCCGGTTCTGTCACAACAGGGGGGTTATCAAAAACAACCCTCTTGAATCGCTGCGGCGGTCAGATGTTGGGATCGCTGCCAAAATGAAGGAAAGGAAGCTATCAGACAGTGAGCTAAAGCAGGTATGGGATACTCTTTTCTCTCTTCCACCCTCACAACAACTGGTTATCAGGTTTATGATCCTGACAGGCTGTCGTGCTGCAGAAATTAGAAAATCTCGATGGGACTGGTTCGATTTCAAAGAAAGGACCTGGACAGTGCCAGCAGAGGATTATAAAACCGGAAAAACTATCCGTCGCGCGCTGCCAGATACGGCGATACGACTTCTGCAGGAGCACCAGCGCGGATCAATAACTAAACACGTTTTAACGCCTGCCCAATTCCGAGATAAAGAGGATGTGCCGCCGGGCCAGACCTTAGTCTCGACATACGCTATGCAGGTTGTACGCCGGAACGGGATGAAGGAGTGGTCATTGCATGACTTGAGGCGAACGGTGGCCACGCGCCTGTCCGAGCTAGGCGCTCCGCCACACGTTATAGAAAAGCTGCTCGGACATCAGATGGGAGGGGTTATGGCCAGATACAACCTTCATGACTATATGGACGATCAACATGAATGGCTGGATATCTGGCAGAAGCACCTGCAGGATGTTATTGGATATCCCCTTTAGTGAAGTTGACCTTATCTTCCCATGACTTAATCTCCGATTCACGCCACCGCTTAGGGTTCCCTGGTATAGTTGGTTTCGGGAACGGGCATGAAAAGCAGGATGGCATGCGTTCCGGTGTGCTCCAGAAATAGAGCGTGCTGCGGGAAATTTTGTAACGGGCAAGAATTTCGCTTGTAACCAGGATGCTGTCATTCATCTGTGTTCTCCAGGCAAAAAGAAGCCCGGCGCGGGGCCGGGCAAAAGGGATGACGTTGCAGTGCTTTCGCACCCAATAGCCAGCTCATAACTGGCTATCAGTTGCGTCATTGGTGGGTTTAGCCAATGGTTTTGATATTCATATTGCCGGTCAAGGTTCTGCTTATCGGACCAGACTCGTTGAGGTCAGAAATAATTTGTTCAACTGTTAAATTACCCCGTGAGCATTCATGAAAATCCTCTTCGAGGCACTCAAGCGCATCACTAAACGAGACTGCAACAATCTTACCTCCCATAAACTCCATACCAGCGTTAACTGGCGGCTCTTTGCCATCTTCATACTCAAATACAAACGTTACCTTTCCCATAATCTCTCCTTAGGCCGCGCGCCGGGCACGCAGCGATTTGATATGCTCGCTCGCCTCCAGTTCGGCGCGTATCTGCGCCGCCTCACGGTGATCGAGGTGCTCAAAATCATTGTTGAATCTGTCGATTGAAGCGGTGTTTATCCGGCCCTGTCGCCAGTAGCGGACTATCTGTGATGTGCAGCTGTGGATAATGACGGGCCAACCGTGCTGGTCAGCGTAAATCTGACCCCGTTGAATTAGCTGGAACATTGGCTGACTCCTGCATCATTAGTAAGACGATCATCGCGGCACGGAGTGGGTTTAATTGATGCTGAATCCCGAACTTTTGACATGGTGATATTGCGTCGCACCACTGGTGATGTTCACCTTCATATCTTGAATCCGTGCCATCAAACAGTATGCTGATTCTGTTCTCCACGATGATTGGCCATGCATCAGTTGGGTTCGTGCATGGCTCGAAAAATGAGTATTGATGTCGCCCATGACGCCTAAAAATAACTGAATGAGTTTCGAAAAAATCTTCATCGTGGAAGCCGCCGACCGCCATAGCTACACGCTTGCTAACTTCATAGTCACTCAATTCGCTGTAATCCATCACATACCTCTCTGTTTATTTCGTAGCTCAATGACACCCTGGCACTCCGCGCACGTCTGGCAGCCTGGAACGGCAGCGCGCCGCGGCTCCGGGATGTCTTCGCCGCATTCTTCACAACGTTCCGCTGATACGGCGTTTCGGTTAATACGGTGAGCGGAAAGGGCAGCATTACGCTGAAGCTCTTCAATCTCTGCTGCGGTATCGATGATATCGGCCATGGTCAATGCTCCCGGAACTGTCGGTTAATTCGGTTGAATGTGAACGCCAGCAATAAAAAAGGCCGCTTTAGCGACCTGGTGATTATTGGTTTCATGCTGCACCGCCTTCATTCTTCTCGGCTTCGACCGCCATCTGCTCAAGCCGTCGTGAAAGCTCGGCGGACAGCGTCTGGAATTCTTCCTCGGTCGCCACCGGAATCGGCACGAAGCGAATCCCGATTTGCGCGAGGTTATTGGCAATTTCGAGGCTCTTCCTCAAATCAACGGGGGAAGCTCTGTTCATGCCGCACCGCCAGCGTGCCGCAACCAGATGCAGACCGCACCATCTTCCGTTTCGTGAATTGAACCGACAAACCAACCATCTCCGGCTGGAGTTTCGGGCTGCCACGCTGAAATGTCATAACCGTCCACATCGGGATCGACGTCATCCTCATCGCGGTACTCCACTTTCCACTCGAGGCCGTTCTTCTCCAGCCATGCGTTGAACTCAATGGGCGAAATGGATTCGCGGCCATCGCAAAACTCATCGTAAAGCGGGTGAGTCCAGTAACCGTATTGATCGCGTTCGACGGGTAGGGGTTTAAATTCTGTTGTCATTGTTCGGCTCCAAACCGCCCGTTAAGGCGGCCAGTTTTGACGACGAACTCCAGGAGGCTAACTCCCAGAGCTTCAATTTTCTTGTGATGCTTGTTGATGATGGGAGGCACCGTTTCGTTCCAGTTAGGCTTTGGCTTCTTGCGCATGGCCTGCTGGATTTCCTCGGTGCAGCGGCGGCAGGCGGCGCGAACGGCGTTTTCATTTGCTGGCGTCATGCGGCCTCCCGGCGGGCGAGAAGTTTCGCCCCGAAAGCCATGAGCTCGTCCCGGTCAACAGTTGCGAAGTGGCAGTGTGTACGCGGATACGGTCGCCAGATGATGAGCATCGACCCTTTGTTATTTCCCGATACTGGCTTACCGGTGACCGGGTTGATAAATGCCAGCCGCCCGGCGGTGATAAAGCGAACTTCGCTGGCGGTATTGATAGCCTCTTTGAACCAGCCAACCGAAGTGTCAGCTGGGACAAGCATGACCGTGCCGATCTGGTTGATGCTCTCGGCGGCTGCCTTCTTAACAAACGGTGTAATGTCGCTGTATGGTGGATTTAGCCAGACGTAGCCAGGTACATTCAGGTAATCAGCCCATGGCGTTTCCAGCGTGTTCTGCTCGGCAGTGATGAACTTCCTGCACAGAGCGTTATGCGGCGCCGCGGCGGCATCCAGTTGGAAACAGAACTCAGCATTAAGTGATGCGAATAGGGCTGGCGGCGTGCGACAAAGGTCTCGCTGGTCTGGCGGGGTTTTACTACCACCATAATCACCACTTAACTTCGCGGCTGGCAGCGCAGCGGCGATACGCTCACCGATCCATCGCATTACCGGTACTGCCATGCTATTGCCGATGGCTTTATAGCGTGGCCCGTCCGGGCATTCATCAGCATCCTTCCCGCGCCAGCCGATCAGAGTGTGATTATCAGGAAAGCCCTGAAGTCGCTCGCACTCAATCGGCGTAAGTCGTCGAACTGCCACGCCATGCATGACCGCTGGTGCAAGATTGGTTCCACTGCTGGCGCTGGTTAATGTCGGTGATTGCTCTTCCGCGTAACCAATTCCACCGGCTTTAGCACCCTGTCCGGCTTTGAATGCATACGCAATTGCTGGAGGCTGTCCGCTGTTAGCATGGCTTTTATCGTGGTTTCCTGCGCGAATCGTTGGCGATAGCTCCGACGTCGCATCAGCTCCACTGTCTTTGTAGCTAAATGCGATGCAGGCGTTTTCTTGTCCGTTGTTGCGCCCAAGTGTGTGTGCCAGTTCGCAATTGGTATCTGGATCCTGCGTGCCGTGCACTGCGAAAGTCTCAGTATCAAAATCCAGCCTGATTCCATGCGCGGTGCAGGCGGTCGCCACATCAATATGGCCGGCAGTATTGCCACCGCCAAAAGCAATCAGGTGTCCAGCTTGTGCCCGGTTGTCGTCTGCGCCACACGTTCCAACGCCTCGTGCAGTAAGGGCGGCAACAGCCTTTTGCGTTTCTCGGCGCGGCGCAGAATCCCGGCGCACGCTGTCGAGCTCAAAAAGTACCGCTGCGGTATCGAATCCTTTTCGAGCACTTGCGACAACGAACACACGACGGCGGCGTTGGGCCACTCCGAAAAATTGAGCATCAAGGACGCGCCAGGCGATAACCCTTTCTGGTCCAGACACACAACCTGCGTGCGTCCATTTTCCCCCTGCTGGCTGCAACTCACAGCTTTCTCCGGCAAGTCCTGCCAGAAAGCACCCAAAGGCATTGTCTTTGCTGCTGAGCACGCCGGGGACGTTTTCCCAGACGATGATTGCTTCTGGCTCACCGCGTTCTCGGCGCTTTGCGTCGATTGCATTGGCTAATTCCACGTAAGAGAGAGTTAATTGTCCGCGGTCATCAGACAGGCCTTCACGCAAGCCTGCGATGCTGAATGCCTGGCAAGGCGTACCGCCGACCAGAACATCAGGCGCTTCGACATCACCAGCGCGAACCGCATCGGCGATTTTGGTCATGTCTCCGAGGTTGGTTACTTCCGGCCAGTGATGGGCGAGGACTGCGGATGGGAATGGTTCGATTTCAGAGAACCAGGCAGGTTTCCAGCCGAGAGGTTCCCATGCTTTACTGGCAGCTTCGATGCCGCTGCACACGCTTCCGTATTTCATGCCGCCTCCTGCCTTTCCCGATATTCCTCAGCGAGCCGCTGCGCCTTTAATGGATTGCTGACCACTTCACCCCATGGCATTAGCCAGCCGTTACCAATGAAGGGAAGGCACAGTGTGCCAACCCTGATGTCGTCGTGAGCGTGAGTCATAGGATGGACTCCATTTCGTCGATGTAGAGGCCCTGAGCAATCAGGCGGCGACGGCGTGCTGCACGTTGAATGCACTCCTGCCGTCTGCCTTCCTGCGACTGCTCTATTGCGCGCCGGGTGAATAGCCGCGATTTACCTTGCGGCGTTACAACCTTCGGCTTCGTTACGAGGTCGAAAGTGCGGTCACAGATGCCGTCTTCGTTGAGCCATTTTTCCGACTCAACGATCTGCGCAATCTGTCCGGAGCCGCGGGTAATGCCGTTGGCGACCCGGTTAAACTCGATGAGCGTTACGCCAAACTTCTCAGCGATTTCGCTGCCGGTTACCGGGCGGCCGCGCGTCTGAATCATCCAGATAACGCGCTCACGGAGGCCGGAGAATTTCCCGGTTCGACCGGGCCTGCGGTAGAAGGGTGTGCGTTTCATTTCCACTGCTCCCCGAACGTGAATCCGATCTCCGCCAGCGCCTCGTCCATCTTCTCGATGAACTCCGGCACCATTTCGTTGAAATCGGACATGTACTGCGGATCCCGCTCAACGACGACGTGGTGAATTCCTTCGCGTTTCATGCGCGGGTCGTAGTTTGCAAAGAACCAGGCGTCTTTTCCGGTCACCCACATGCTGTACTGCACCTGGGCCATGTACGCAGACTTGATGGCTTCGAAACCGCCAAGGCGGAATTTCATGAAGTCGCGGGAGGTGAACGGGCATTTCAGTTCGAGGCCGAAATCGTTACTGCAAAGGCCGTCAGGGGAGCACGCAGTGCGCATGCTCTCGTCACGGAACAAGATCGGAGACTCCGTGACTTTCACATCGGTGGTGAACTCGAAGAGGGTGCGGGCGTCTTCCTCGTACTGCTTGCCCCAGGCCAGCGCCTTGGCGTTAAGCTCTGGCGCTACGCCGGTGCATACCTCGGCGAGTAGGGTGTGGAAGTAGGACATTTTCATATCTGTCCACTTCTTCCCCGATCTTGGCTTGGATATGACGTTGTGTACTTCTGAGGCAGTAATGACGCCGAGGCGCAGCCGGTGCCACGCCTCATCGCCCTGTTGGATAGTGGTAACGTCAATACCGGTCCGGGCCAGGATAATTTCTGGTGTCATTTCAGCAGTCCTTATGGTCATCCCACGGTCCTAATCCACCCACGTAAACGAAACCTCGCGATGGATCGGTCACATGTTTTTCGCGCTGTAATCGCTCAATTGAATTTCTGTCAATTGCCGCCTGGCGCATCTCAACTGACTGATGCCCTCTTCGACGACCATATTGCTTCCAATATGCAGCGCATGACTTACTGCAAAACTGCGCCCATCCTCTTTTTCTGTCAGCAACGCGGGCCGTGAATTTGTCCGGACAGCACTTGCAGGTCACTTCAACGGTTTTACCAGTCATGCTGCCGCCTTAGCTTTTTTCTGAAGGAAGTTGAATCCTTTCTGTGCCTCTTCTTCGGTAAGGTCTGACGCCTCAAGAATTGGCCGTTTGAAGATGTCGCTGCACACAGGGAGGAAGTCTTGCTCCCAGTCTTTATTCAGCGATGTTAAGAGATCGGTTATCGCCTGAAGCGTTTCTTCGCTTGCTGCTGGTGGAAGCGCTTCTGTGGTGCTGCGCGGCGTGACTTCACGGATATCAACGTCCAGTGATTTGCCTTCCATTTCTTCGGCGGTAGGCTGCTGTCCAATCTCAGGCCATGCCTTACGCAACGCCTGGGCTTCCGCGCATTTCGCCAGCTGTCCGTATGGGCGCTTTTTCCACATCGCGTTCGGCGCCGTGGTGTCGCGACCGCCGGTGGCATAGTTTTCAATCCAGTACTCTTTTGCGCTGAACTCGACGATCTCGCCGCTGGGCATGCGCTTGTAGACGGTGTATTTGCACCACTGAGGGAAAGTCACCTCGACACCAGTAAGCGTCTGAGTTACGTCGGGCCCGAACTCGGGCTCACGAGCCCCGGCATAATCGCCGGATCGGTCTGCCTGAATGCGGTATAGCCCGATGCCCGGCATGACCACGTCGCGCCAGTCGCCTTTACCTGTTTTCGAGTCTTTGACGTACATCGGAACGAGGTGGACAGGTTTGAGCAACGGATCAAGCTGGCGGGCGCGGCAGTAGTCAAGCGCCATCATTACCGATTCATCTTTGGCGCCAGGATAGATGCTGTTCTTCAGCGCGCTCCAGGTGGAGACGTCGACGCCTATCTCCTGAAGCGACGTCGCTGTGATTGTTAATTCGTTTGCCATCGTTAATCCCCTCAAAAATTAAAACGGGCAGCCGGTACGGTGTTCCCAGTCGTATTCCGCCTGGGCGTAAGCAACTGCCGAAATGAAATCGTTGTAGGCCTCCCCAGCCTTATCGCTGCGAAGTCCTTCGTATGGGCTGGAGTCAATCGGTACGGAGAAGTGGAAGAGGCCTGACGGCTCTTTTGGCATCATGTCGATGATTTCCCGCGCCCGGTCGCCGATCCACTTCTCTTTTTCGTCGGTGAGTTGCTGCTCAGACCAGCGTCGATCTTCGATTCGGTCGTAAGTGAGGTATGCGTTCATGGTTGCCTCAATATTTGATGTGCGCGTCCTGCACTTTGCCGCCAGCAATCGCCAGCAGTGCTTTCTGCGCGAATTCTTCGGGGATACCCTGAGCGATCAGGTCGGCGATGACGCGACGATTGACGGTGCGGCGATGCTCTTTGTCTGCGGCGCGGCGCGCTTCTTCTTCAGCTTTGCGCTGCTCTTCGGCCAGACGGGCTGCTTCTGCCTCTTCCTGGCGGCGGCGCTCCGCGGCAACGGCTTCTTCTTTTTCGCGTCGTGCACGCGATTCCGCTTCCTGCTTCTCACGTGCCGCACGCTGCTCAGTTTCGATGCGCTGGCGCTCAGCCAGCTCTGCACGCGCTTTCTCTTCAGCTTCACGGCGTTCTGCAGCTTCCAGTTCAGCCCTGTGATTCGCTTCGGCATCGCGACGCGCTTGTTCTGCCGCTTCGCGCTTAATGCGTTCTTCGTGATCACGCTGAGCCTGTTCCGCCAGGCGGCGCTGCTCTTCGCGGTCACGATCGAAATCCTTATTCATCAGTAGAGCCATTTCGTGGTCTGCTTCGAACTTGGCCGCCAGCTCCTGATCGAACTTGAAGTTCATTTCCAGCGCTTCGGCGTGCAGCGCATTCATGGCTTCTTCAGCCTTAATGCGTTCCTGCTCGGCTTCCCATTCGGTTAGAGGACGGCGGGTGGCATCGCGCAGCTCGTCACACGCATCAACGAAACGCTTAATTTCGGCCTCAGCGGGACGCACAGCCTCTTTCAGGCGCTTAAGGTACTCACGGCCCGGCTTTTCGATTGCCGTCTTGCTGCGGGATACCTGCGCCGCCAGAGAGGCGACACGGTCACGGCCTTTCTTCGTGGACAGGTCCGGCACTTCGTTTACTGCCTGACGGATTTGCTCGAGGTAAGCGTCAAGGCCGCCAGCTACGTAAAGCACTGGCGCCTGCTCCGGCTTGATTTCGATGACAGTTAAGTCCGTTACTTCGCTCATGGTTTCTCCTGAAATTTGGATGTGCAGATCCCGCCCGCATTGAGCCAGGCAGATCGGTTGAATAGGGGGATTAGGCTGTTCTTCTATGCCACGGATAACCGATGGCAACCTTCATTTCGTCGTAGGCTGCCATCCACATGGCGCCATCACCGATAAACAGGGCGATGGCTGCTTTACTCTGCGCGGCGCGCAGCAGGTGATGATTGATCATGCCTTCACCTCAACCTGTTTCAGGAGGCCAGCGATATGCATCTGCCAGCGGTTCAGCGTCAACTTGTCGCGCGGTGCCGATACCGACGTCAGCTGCCACTCGTTATCATTGAGCTTTTTGGCGGTGTACTGCTTGCCGTTGTGGGTGACTGTCATGATGCCTCCCGAGCTTTAATCATTCCGTCAGCAAACCGATATGCCATAGCCGCAATAGTGTCGGGACTCGGTTGTCCATCGTTAGGCCCGTATGAAGCGAGCCAACCTTGCATAGCCTTCGCCGCGAAGTAATCTCGCAGCGTCATGCCATGGCTGTCGACTATCAGGTTTTCTTTTTCACCCTTATGGACCCCTGAGTAAGGGAAGGCTGGACCGCCTGTTTTGTTGCTCATAAATCCTCTTGGCCTTATCGCGGCGAACGGAACGGTTAATACAAGACTTCTGCGCTTGTGCGAAAAATATGCTGGCGGTGGATGGCCGCCGGTTGTCATAACTAAGCCGCCTCGGTGAAGCGACTGAGGTATGAGGGAATAAAAATGCCGTCAATTGGCGGACATCACAGTTGAATTTGTGCCGGGATATTTATCCGCGCCCGGCGCGCGCTCCCTTGCTTTCCACAGTCAAAGGAATGCCGTAGACTGATGATTCCACAGTCAAAAAAAGGAATGTTTATGTCAGATTCAGTTGAAAAGTTGGCGTTGAAGGATTTGAATAACCGTTTAGAGCAGCTTGAAATGGAAAAGCACGCGTTACAACAAGTGGTGATAGCAATGCTTGCAACGATGCCACCAGAGCAAGCCCTTGCGACGAAACAACATATCGGTCAACTCATTCATACTCTTTCTGTTGGTGGCTCAGCTGAAGCTCTTGTGAGGTTGGAAAAGCAGAAAGCAGTTTTTGAAAATATTTTCTTTGCAGTGAAGTAGACTCCACCCAGCCCTCATACATTTCAGCCTGTTTAAGAATATTTTCTGAAACAGGCTTTTTATCTTTTACATTCATATCTACCCCTCTTTGTTTACCATCAGCCCCTCGCAAAGAGCTGCTGGTAATTCGTTTAGCCATAATTGCCGCTCCTCCTGAGCCCGCCTATGGTCCGACGCATGGTTTACTGTCGCGCCGTTCGACTGACCGAATCTCCACTTCGCCGCTGGCTAACTTCGCTCAGCTGTCGATATTTCGTTTCGATGGGTTGAATATACAAAACGTATTCTTATCATGCAATACGAAATGTATATTTACGGGGTGGGTTTGTGATAACAAATTGTATTTTAAGGTGATTTATTTTTGTGCTTTGGTGCTATGAACCAAAAACGAAGGAGCGAGGATTCATCCTGCACTTACGTATTTATGAAGTGGAGGTTAAGTTGGGGCCGGAAATGGGAAGTGAAGGGCGGTACTGCGCCACCACCATCTGGCGGTGGCGTGGGGCTTTACTGAATGGCGGGGTGTTTAGTTTGTTGGGGGCTGGCAATAGGCGGTAGATACTAGATCGTACTGTTTATTTTCAATTTTTACCTGGTTTCGCCCAAAATCTCCAGCCGCAGAGCTTGTCATTATCGGCTGCTTAGAAGGCTTGATTGTCACAGCTTTGTTTTTTTCAATGTATACGAACCTAGCGCCAATTTTGCTGAGGTGTGTTTTCCCAGAAACTACACCGCAGACAGCTTTTCCACTTTCTGATTCAACAACTTTTACGTCACTAAAGGTGAGGCCGTTTGCAACTGCAAAGGTGTTGTCACAAGTGGCTATGGCTAATGGTTTCTTAGACTCATCAGCAGCAGCTACCCTCATAAAATCTTCGCACTTGTTTGTAGCATCACGGGACTTCAGGTTATCAATAACGGCGGTTTTTGCGCTATCAACCAAAGACAAGTCCTGCGCATAAAGAGATGTTGAGCAAAGCAATAGCGCTAACAAGACAGAGTTTTTCATAAGCATCCTTACTGTTTACGTTTAAATAAGCCTTAGCTTTGTTTCCACAGCTACGCCAATAATCCTGCAGTTCCCGTTAATAGGCACCAGTGGCCATTGCGGATTTAGGCCCTTCAGATACCTTTGTCCACCATCGATGACTAGCTTTTTGAAAGTTGCTTCGTTCGATTCAGATAGCTTGGCAATTACCAGACTACCATTGACTGCGTCTCTTCCGGTGTCGAAAAGTACATAGGTTCCTTCAGGAATACTCAACCCAGTAGGGGCAGTCATTGACTCACCCTCAACGAGCAACCAGAACGCGTCACCCTGGATGTGAGCATTTGACTCAAGCCAGAGATCTATATCTTTTAGGGTGTAGGGCTCAACCGCTTCGCACCATGAACCAGCCTGAACGCTGCTGATTACTGGGTACTTATTTCCCGGGCTATAGGGACCAGCATACTCAACATCACCCTTAAGTGTGTCATCAATGATCAAGCCGCCTGCTCCTACGGAAAAGTTCTTTTTGCCAAGGAACTGCAATATTTTCGCGATCTCGGAAAGGCTTGGCTCACGCCGAGCGTTCAGCCAATGACTTACCGCACCCTTAGTAATACCGAGGTGCTCTGCCAGCTGTTCCTGATTGATGCCCTGACTTTTCATCAGGGTCTTAGCTAAGTCGTACCATTTCATAGTCATACCCGAATGATACAAGTTGTATATATTTGCGCGAGACACAATTCGTATATTTTGCTTGCGAACAAAGAATACAAAACGTATATTTAAGTTGTTTAAAGGAGACCCGACATGAACAACATCCGAAAAATCCGCAGAAACATCGGCTTGACTCAGCGCCAGATGGCGGAAGAGCTGAACCTGACTACAGGCGCGGTATGCCATTACGAAAAAAACAAACGCAGCTTAAGCCTGGAGCAGTGCCGGGCGATTGTTGCGGCTCTGAATAAGCATGGCGCTTCAGTAAGCGTCGATGACGTTTTTCCACCAATCAACAGCAACGCCGCCTAACCAGCGGCCCTAACAACGAAAGGAAAGCAATGCATTCACTTGCGTATCAACAAGGTAACAAATTTTCGCCAACAGCGATGATTTACCAGAATCGCCGGGAACCTGATTCCGCGGCGTTAAACATCGATGGGATCCGCGTAGCAGTTCGCGCCTGGGCCGCTGATTGCCGCAGCCGTGAATTTGTCGCAGCGCTGATTGTGGAAGAGTGGCGGTCAACTGGCGGCACCGGTCTGGATATCCCGACTGACTCGCACCGCCAGATGCAGAAGGTATTCCGCTGGATTGATGGCGACACCGAATACGCCGCCAACAACATTCGCCAGCTGGCGCCGGCAATCATGTCCGTCCTGCCGCTGGAGTATCGAAACCGTTTGGCGCCGCAGAACGACACGATGTCGCTGATCGCCTCTGCGATGAAAGAGTGTGCCGAAGCTAAACAAGCCGTTCTGCTGGACGCTCCAGAGCATCAGAAGCTGAAAGAGGTAAGCGAGGGTATAGCGTCGCTGTTCAGACTCATGCCTGAGCAGGTAGGGCCGCTGATGACGATGGTTACGTCGATGCTGGGGGGTATGTGAGAACTACAGAAATGGCGAAAGCCGGTCTGCGCGAACAGAACCGACTTTCAGGTGCAAATCGTTTGGACTCTTTGCAGGAGTAAGTATGTCAAACACCGCCAAAGTAATCAAATTCCCTGCGCAGCAACCGGCGCAGCAGGAGAATCGCATGGCCGATCTGGAAAATGGCTATCTTCGCCTTGCTAACCAGATTCAGGATGCCCTGTGTTTCGTAGAGCTTTCGGGGCGTGAGTTCCGCGTGCTGAATGCTATTGTTCGCCTGACGTATGGCTGGTCCAAGAAAGAGGACCGGATCACCAACAGCCTCATTGCAGATAAAACCAGACTGGCCGTTAAGCACGTTTCTGAAGCTGTGCTCAGCCTGGCTTATCGCAACATCATTAAGATGCGCAGAATCGGGCAGACACGTTACATCGGGATCAACACACTCCTGGATAGCTGGGCTTACACAAAGCCAAAATGTGCAAAGTGCCCGGTCAGTTTTCCGGTCGCTGAAGCTGTAACGCAGGTTATTACCATCCCTGAAATCGGGGATAGCGAAATCCCCCCGCAAACCATCCCTGAAAACAGGGATAACCATCCCCAAAAACAGGGAGAGGTATCCCTGAAAACAGGGAACACCAAAGACATTCTTCCAAAGACAAATATAAAACCTAATACCCCCTCTAATCCCCCAAGGGGGAAAGACAAGTTTGATCCGCTCGGTGTTGACGTTCCTGAATGGCTAAACCAAACCGCCTGGCAGGAATGGGTTGCTTACCGCAAACAGTCTGGCAAGCCGATCAAAACTGAGCTGACCGTCACGAAGGCATTCAAGCTGCTGAAAGAGTGCCTGGAAGACGGACACAATCCGGTCGACGTGATCAACACCAGTATTGCGAACGGTTATCAGGGACTGTTTAAGCCTAAGTTCGCTGTCAAACCAGCCGCTAAGCCGGATCTGGACTTCAACAACACTGACTGGGCCTACGGGGTGATCCGATGAAATCTCTTGCAGAGCAGATGCGTAACCACGACCGCGAGCAGATGAGCCGCATGGCCCATAACCTGCCAGAGCAGTACCAGGAGCGAGCGCCGGTAGAACAGGTGGCGCAGGTATTCAACAAGCTGTTCAACGAGCTGCGTGCCGCGTTCCCGGCCAGCATGGCGAACTTCCGCACCCAGGACGACCTGAACGAATTTCGCCGTCAGTGGCTGCTGGCGTTTCAGGAAAACGGGATCCACTCAATGGCCCAGGTTGATGCCGGTATGCGCATTGCCCGCCGCCAGGAGCGCCCATTCCTGCCGTCTCCGGGCCAGTTCGTCGCCTGGTGCAAACAGAGCGGCGGGGCGCTGGGAATTACCGTTGACCAGGTGATCGCAGAATACTGGGACTGGCGTAACCGTTCGTTCGAATTCTCATCCAGCGAGCAATTCCCCTGGTCTCAGCCGGTCATGTACCACATCTGCGTAGAACTGCGTCACCGCAGCACAGAGCGCCAGTTAACGCATGGTGAGCTGGCACGAGAGGCGGGTGATTTGCTGGACATGTGGGAGAAGCGCGTCACCGAGGGTAAGCCAGTGCCGCCGGTACGCCGGGCTATTGCAGCACCGGTTGCCGAGCACGGGCCGACGCCGATCCAGCTGCTTCAGGCGAAGTACAACCGCAACAAGTCGAACGGGATGGTGTGAGATGAAAGGCAATTTTGCGTTATCTCGAAACGCACCGGACCTTCACCGCGAAGGATGTGGCCACAGAGTGCGGCATGACCATCAACTGCATCACGAAGAACGCTATCGATCTGGAGCGGGCCCGCAAGATTGTCCGGGTGAGCAAGGTCTGGCGAACGGTGACCTATCGACTGGCGACGCCGGAAGAGCAGGACGGCACCGCGCGTAGCTGCACCAACGGAATATTTCAGGAGTGCCGGAACAGTCCGGCGATGAAGCGAGTATTGATGGTTTGGGGGAGGGTAGGGGTATGAAACAGAAATTTATCGAGTGGTTTACCAAGAACAATAACGGCTGCTCGCCAGCGATGGAAGAAGACAGAAGCTTTGTGCGCGAGGAGACACAGCACATGTTCGAAGCGTACCAGGCTGGCGTGGCAGAAGGTGAAGCCAGATGCGCGGCGCTGGCTGCGGAGAATGCGAGGCTGATTAAGTTCTGCAAAGACGCTGCATTCGATGCTGATTACGAAGCTGAATTAGGCATGGAGCGCGGCGGATTCACTGATGCGCTTAACGATATTAAAACCCCAGCGACCGACGCCTTTCTGGCTGAAGTGCGGGCGCAGGGTGTGGAGCGGTTGGCGAATGCCTGGTACGCCATTGCAAACGAAACCGACCCAGGAATTAGCATCAGCGATTCATCTCGCCTGAAGTATCGTCAAAGAGCAGATGACGCAGCTGATTTTGCGAATGAAATCCGCCAGGAGGCCGCCCAATGAGCAACATCGACAAACTGCAGATACGTTCCGAAGACGTTGAACCTGGCGATGTGGTTATCACTTCTCACGGCAAACGATACACGGTTAAATCGTTCTGGATGGAGGATGACACCGTTACCCTGTTCGGAACTGATGGCTCTGAAACCGAATATGACTACGACGAAATGCTCGACGTTGAGAGGGGCTAACCCATGAGCATCATTACCAAAGAGTCCATCGCCGACACTATCGAAGGGCTTGAGCATTTAGCCAATAGCGGCATTCAATCTGTCTACATCGATATGGCTATAGCTGGTATGCGTCGCCTGCTGGCATCGCTCGAAGCGGAGCCTGTAACGGAATGGACCAACGAGCAGTGCCTGGAGTTCATGTCGATAGCTTTCCGGCATGCGGAAATTAAAGGCGACCTTGAGCTGGATGATATCCGCCTGGGTGTGAAGATGGTCAATGGTAGCCGCGCCGCCGTGCTTCAGGGTGCCGATGGCAGCTCTCCTGTGATTCCGGATGGTTGGGTACTGGTGCCGGTTGATATGCCTCACGAGATGATGCGCGCAGTCCAGGTTAATTCCGAGCTTGGTGCGTATGCTGCCACTAACCTCAATGGAGCTTACTCGCTGTTTCGTGAGTTCTGGGATGTGGCAGTTACAGCAGCGCCGCAGCAGGAGATGAATACTTAAAATTAGAGCCCACCCTAAGGGGTGGGTTTTAGGTATTCTACCAACACACTAATAAAATGTTCTGATAGAGTGGGAGCATCTCTATTTTTATTGGTCCTACTATGGATGGAAAAAACAGGCATGGCCTTTCTCGTTACATTCCAGAAGATGTTAAGCGTGAGGTAAGGCAGCGTTGCGGATTCGGCTGTGTCATTTGCGGCTTTGGATTTTATGACTACGAGCATTTTAAGCCTGACTTTGTGGATGCAGAAGTTCATGACCCGAAGGGTATGACGCTTCTTTGTTCGCAGTGCAATCAGAAAAGAGCGCGCGGTAGGCTTTCGGCACATACAGTTGAAATGGCTGATCGTAACCCGAAGTGTAGGCAGGAAGGGTTTGCGAGTGAGATGTTTGATTTTCATAATGCGCCTATAACAGTCAAATTCGCGGGGGTTAGTTTCCATAACTGCCAGCACTTGATCGTTGTAAACGATCAGCCAATCTTATCTGTAAAACCCTCTGAACATCCCGATGGTCCAATGCTCCTGTCAGGAATATTTTGTAATTCTATCGGCCAGGAAACCCTTCTGATCCATGAGAACGAATGGCAGGCCAAAACAGACAATTGGGATGTAGAGTGTGTTGGACCCAAAATCACTATACGTAGCGCCGCTGGGCAGTTTGTACTTGTAATGAGGATGGAGGTGCCAAGCGGGCTGGTGATTGAGCGTCTTGATATGCTGTATGAGGGTGTCAGAATTAAAGGCAATGATGACTTATTGAAAGTATCAATAAATGGCGGGATATGGCATGAGTGGTATACCTGCTCTATGACTAATTGCTTTACAGGAATATCAATAAAAAGTCGCGCTAGCGCTGCAAACGATTCTGTTTATTGCGTATAAACCTTCCTGTTTGATTTTCAATAATCAACCAGCCATAATCATGTCATCGGAGCCTGAACAACTCCGGTGACTTCTGCGCATTTAAGGGGACTTAAATGCGACCACAATCTGAACTCCTCACCTTGTCACAGATGCAGAAATGCACCTGCGATTTTCTGCATTCTGCGGTTTCCATTAAGGAGGCCGTATGACTCTTCCAGTAGACGGCATCAAACTCCATCGCGGTAACTTCGCGGCCATTGGCCAGCAGATTCAGCCATTGCTGGATGCCGGGCAATGCTTTCGCCTGCAGGTGAAGCCGTGGCGCGAGAAGCGCAGCCTGTCGCAGAACGCGCTCAGCCACATGTGGTACACGGAAATCAGCGAGTACCTCATCGCCCGGGGCAAGGCATTCGCTACGCCTGAGTGGGTCAAAGACGCGATGAAGCACACCTATCTCGGCTACGAAAGCAAGGACCGTGTAGACGTCGTGTCTGGCGAGGTCACCACCGTCCAATCCCTACGTCATACGTCAGAGCTGGAAACGGGCGAAATGTACATCTTCCTGTGCAAGGTCGAAGCCTGGGCGATGAATATCGGCTGCCACCTGACAATTCCGCAGAGCTGTGAATACCAGCAGCTGCGCGATAAGCAGGAGGCCTGATGTCTACTCCACTTTCCCGCGTCATCACCAACGAAATCTTCCGCGTTCCGGCGCGCCGCCAGCCTAAGCCCGCGGTTAAGCCGTCCGACATCCCGACTATGAAAGACTACACCGCCCGCCTGGTGGATCAGAAATGGCTGCGTCTCGCGGCGAGGAGAACGCATGGCTAATTTATGCAAAGCGGCACGCGGTCGCGAATGCCAGGTACGCATCCCGGGCGTATGCAACGGAAATCCTGAGACATCTGTACTGGCTCATATCCGCCTGGCGGGGCTGTGCGGAACCGGAATCAAGCCGCCTGACCTGATCGCCACCATCGCATGCAGCAGTTGCCACGACGAGATTGATCGCCGCACCCGCCTGGTCGATGCGGAATATGCAAAGGAGTGCGCGCTTGAAGGAATGGCCCGCACGCAGGTTATCTGGCTGAAAGAGGGGCTCGTAAAAGCATGAATGAATATCGCATCAGTCTCCCATGGCCGCCGAGCAACAACCGCTACTACCGGCATAACCGCGGGCGCACGCATATCAGCGCAGAAGGGCAGGCATACCGCGACAGCGTCGCCAGAATCATCAAAGACTCAATGCTGGATATCGGCCTGACCACGCCCGTGAAAATCCGTATCGAGTGCCACATGCCGGATCGCCGCCGCCGGGACCTGGACAATCTGCAAAAGGCCGCATTCGATGCCCTGACGAAATCCGGTTTCTGGCTCGATGACCAGCAGGTTGATTACTACAGCGTGAAGAGAATGCCGATCGTCAAAGGCGGCAGGCTTGAACTGACCATCACCGAACTGGAGGCCGCATGAACCACAACGACTTCCTCCGGTACCAGGCCGAAAGCGTTAAGCGCGCCAGCATGCCGCCAGTAGCAAAGCACAGCCAGACCAAAACCAACCAGCCACAGAAGGAAGCCGCATGAACAGTCAGCAACTGGAATACGTACGTCAGCAGCTCATTGTGGCGACCGCAGATCTGAGCGGAGCCACAAAAGGGCAGTTGGTGGCCTTCGCCGAGAACGCGCAATTCACCGCGACGGCGCGCAGCCGGGGCCGGAAAAAGGTATTCGACAAGGATAAGCAGCGCATGGTCAACCCGGACGGCCCGCCGATGAGCGGCAGCCAGTCACGCGCCAAAGGCTCATCTATCGCGCTGGTCAGCCCGGTAGAGTTCGGCACCGCATCGTGGCGCCGCGCTGTATTGTCTCTGGAAGACCATCAGAAGGCGTGGCTACTCTGGAATTACAGCGAGAATATCCGTTTCGAGTACCAGGTGGCGATAACTCAGTGGGCGTGGGCTGAGTTCCGGGAACAGCTGGGCGCGAAGAAGGTGGCGGGCAAGACGATGGAGCGCCTGAAGAAGCTTATCTGGCTGGCAGCGCAGGACGTCAAAGCGGAGCTGGCGGGCAAGGATGTGTATCAGCACCAGGACCTGGCGGCTCTGTGCGGCGTTAAACCCGATAACTGGTGCCATAACTACGCCGACCACTGGCGGGCCATGTGCACCATCTTTAAGCGGCTTGATGGCGATTCTCTTCTCTGCACTGTGAGAACACGATCACAACAAAAGGCGACTTTTTCGCAGCAGGGTATTGCAAAAGTCAATTAAATAAGCCATATTTGAGTCTACTTTGATATGCTGCCTAAATTACATCGGCGGCATGAAGATGATAGTAACTATCCAGTTTGAAAAATGAGCCCTGGCATACCGCCGGGGCTTTTTCATTTCTGCACAACAGGAAAGAGCATTGAACAAGGCGAAATCCGGAAGGCGCGACTAATGCCATCCGGGCGTCCAGTGCTCTATCCGTTGTGGTGTAACTCAATTCCCGCTTGCGGGTTGAATGGGTAGAGTAACGCATCAACTGGATCACACCAGCGGGTTAGGCATGATGCTGATGCCGGTCCCGAGTATCGGTTCGAGTCCGATCGCCACACACTAAACCCAGCCAGGGTATTTACGGCCAGAGAGCCGACATTGCCTTACCCTCATCTTCCCGGCCTGTCGCCGGGTTTTTTATTCAGGCCGCAGACAATCAATTCCAGATGCCCCGTAGCTATCGTGTCTGACGGCCTTTTCCCAACTACCACACAGCACCCCGGACCCGGAGGTGTGGAATGCAACGTATGAACCCAACAAATGGACACGATCTGCCGTATTGGTGGTCGGCGGCCTTGGGCCTGTTCTCTTTGCTTAGCCTGCAGGATTACGTGTTTATTATCGGCGCGCTGGTATCGGCGTTCTTCACGATAAAAACCTATTACGCAAAACGGAAAGAAGAGCGTGAGCGTATGGCTGAGGAAAGGAAACGAACCCAGCTGCTGGAAAACTACTTATCTGATGTAGGTAAAAAACCTCACTCCAATCGTCCGGCTGCCGCCGAGGTGGTTACGGAGGCAATGCGGAGAATTTCCGGTGGCACAGTTGAAACTGAGTAAGAAAAGCGGAGCGGCGGGCATTGTCTGCTCCGTAGGAACGATCATCGCCATTGTGATGAATGCGGGACACGTCCGGACTAATGAGCGCGGGCTGGAGTTAATCGGCAACGCTGAATCTTGCCGACGTGATCCGTATGTCTGCCCTGCTGGTGTGCTGACTGACGGTATGGGGAACACACACGGTGTGAAGCTCGGCACCGTTAAGTCTGACCAGCAGATCGCATCCGAGTGGGAGCGCAACATCCTTGATGCTGAGTCCTGTGTTAACCGCTACGGAAATGGCAGAAAGCTATCTGACGATACTTTCTCGGCAGCTGTATCGGTAACGTTTCGTGCTGGCTGCGGAAACATGCGAACCTCCACGATGTTCTCTCTTCTCAGAGGTGGGGATATCACGGCGGCATGCAACCAGTTCCCTCGCTGGGTATGGGGAGGCGGAAAGGTTCTGCCTGGTCTGGTAACTCGAGCAGGGAAAGAAAAGGCGCTCTGCCTGGACGGTGTGAAATGAGTCGGTTAACCGCAATCATCTGTGCTGTCATTATCTGCCTGCTGGTTTCCATGGCCTGGGCGATTAACCACTACCGCGACAACGCCATCGCTTATAAAGACCAGCGCGACAAGGCGACGGTCAGGGCAGACACATCGGAGGCGATCACCAGCAACGTGATCACCACGATGAACCTCATCCGTGACATTTCACAGGCTACCCAGAATGCAAAGAACGAATTGGCCAAAAAAGGCGAGACGCGCATTGTCTACATCAGGCAGGCGCTTGAAGGCGATCCATGCGCTAACCAGCCTGTTCCTTCTGCCGCTGCTGACAGCCTGCGGGAATACGCAGACAGTTTACGTTCCAGCCCCGGTGGTGCCGATAAGCGCTGACCTGACAGCAGACACGCCGATTCCCGGAATGGCCGTGCCATTCACTTGGCAGGCAAGTCTGGAGTTAAACGCTCAGCTCTACACGGCGCTGGGGCAGTGCAATCTGGATAAGGCGGGGATTAGAAGTATTGAAGAACGTCGCAGTGCTTTGCAATCAGCAGGCAAATCAGAAAAATGACCGCATTGATGCTGTCAGCGTAGGCTTTTGCGAGCTCGAAAAATTGATTTTGGGACATGTTACCTCCTGTAGAAAATGAGGCAGGGGAATTCCTGCTTCCATAGTGGTCTCTAATGGCATGTGTTGAATTTCCAACGCTGTTAGAAAGAAGAGACCATCCCATAGTGATAGTTAAGTACTGTCCACAGCAGCGAATATTCCTTCTGCCGCCCCAGAAACGGATAAAGAGGCTCTCAATGTCCGACATCTACCAAATCACGCTTACCACCCAAACAGGCGAAACCTTCACGGGCAAGATGTCACGACGTCAGCCTGAGCTGGTTAACGGCTTTGTGCCGCTGGCGACCGAAACGGGCGAGTGGCTGTATTTCGCTCCTGGCGACGTGAAGCGCGTGCAATTCACGCCAGTACAGGCAGAGCAAACCGAACAGCCAGCAGAACAAACAACGGAGTAACCCATGGCTAACGATGACGAGCGCAGGCCATACCCGCCAGTTAACTTCATCGACTCCGACAACTGGCAGCCATACACCAGGATGATCCCCGCTAACGAAGTGCATGAGTGGATAAACCGCCAAATCCTCAGCGATACCGGCAGCATCCATAACCCTGACCATGAGCACCTGCTTGAGGCTGATCTCTGCTTCATGTGGGCGTCTGACTCATTCCCTAAGAAGGGGCGCTTAGTCCTCGGTCAGGCCGAACAGGTAATGCTCCGCGCAGGCGGTTGGCAGAAAGCCAGAATGGAACAGCAGATGCATGAATGGTTCGGGCGAATCCCTAAGTTCATCATCACGCTGGCTGCTGATTACTGCTCACAATGCAGTGACCTCGAATTCTGCGCGCTGGTAGAGCATGAGCTTTACCATATCGCCCAGGCCACCGATGATTTCGGCGCGCCGAAGTTCAACAAAGAGACCGGGCAGCCAGTGCTTACACTGCGCGGCCACGACGTCGAAGAATTCACAGGTGTCGTACGTCGATACGGTGCCAGCAAAGAAGTACAGGAGCTCGTTGATGCGGCCAATGCGCCAGCAGAAGTGGCTCACATCGATATAGCCAGGTCATGCGGCACATGCATGCTAAAGCTGGCCTAACAATATGACTGATTATGACAGGCAGGTAATCAATGGCGACACTGAAAGGTGAGGTCAAAGCCTTCATCGTTCAGTCCCTTGCCTGCTTCGATACTCCATCCCAGGTGGTTGAGCTGGTCAAAAAAGAATTTGGCCTGAGCATCACTCGGCAGCAGGTCGAATCTCACGACCCGACGAAAGCAAACGGCAGGGGGCTGGCGCAGAAATGGGTGGACATGTTCAATGCCACCCGCGAACGCTTCCAGAATGAAATCTCCGATATTCCGATCGCCAACAAGGCGTACCGCCTTCGAGTTCTCGACCGTATGGCAACGCGCGCCGAGGGCATGAAGAACCTCGCGCTTACTGCCGAGATCATCGAGCAGGCAGCGAAGGAATGCGGCGATGCATACACCAATAAGCACAAGTTTGAACATTCCGGCCCTAATGGTGGCGCCATTCAGACGATCACCATGAGCAAAGAGGAATACAAATCCGCACGGCAGGAGATGATGGAGGATGACGACTGCTGAGCAAAGGGCATTTGCCCGTAAGGTTGAATGCGAAGAGGACGGGCTCTATTACGCTCGCTACTTCTTCAAACAGCGCACCGGCGGAAAGATGATTGTCGCGCCTCACCACAAGGTGATTCAGCAAACGCTGGACCGCGTCATTGATGGTGAGATTCAACGCCTGATCATCAATGTTCCGCCTGGCTACACGAAAACGGAACTGGCGACCATCAATATGATGGGTCGCGGACTGGCGCTGAACTGCCGGGCCCGCTTCATGCACCTGTCCTATTCGCACAACCTGGCGTTGCTGAACTCCTCAACCGCGCGTGGAATGATTAAGTCGCAGGCGTATCAGTCTATGTGGCCCATGTCGCTACGCGATGACGCTGACAGCAAGGCGATGTGGTGGACCGAACACGGCGGCGGCGTTTATGCGTCGTCAGCTGCCGGGCAGGTTACCGGCTTTCGTGCCGGACACATGGAGCCAGGCTGGCAGGGCGCGCTGATTATCGATGACCCTGTTAAGCCGGACGACGCTTATTCGGAGATCGTCCGCGACGGCGTCAACAATCGCTTTAACGAGACAATCAAATCACGACTGGCGATCGAGACGACGCCGATGATTGTCATCATGCAGCGTATCCATTACCACGACCTGAGCGGCTATCTTCTGCGGGGCGGGAGTGGTGAGAAATGGCATCACCTGAATCTGCCGGTGATTATCGACAATAGTCAGCCATACGCAGCGCAGTACCCTGAAAACTCACACGCTATACCGATTGACCATGGCTTACCTGAAGGCTGGCTGTGGCCTTTTAAGCATAATGAATCGCATCGTGTATCGCTGTTCTCGCACCGGCGCACCGCAGAAGCCCAGTACATGCAGAAGCCTCGCAGGTTTAATGCAGAAGGCGCTCTGTGGACAGAGGTGATGATCAGCGCGGCACGCGAACTGCAAATTCATCACGATAAGGTTCGCACTGTCGTAGCCATTGACCCGCAGGCAACAAACAGCGATGAAAGCGATGAAACAGGCATTGTCGCTGCCAGCTCATATGGTGCTGGTGATAAAAAGCAGTTCTCTGTGGATGGCGATTACAGCGGTAAATATTCACCTGCTGGATGGGCCAAGAAAGCCATATCGGCTTATGAGCAACACGAAGCTGACGCGATAGTTATTGAGACGAACCAGGGCGGAGATATGGCGGAGGAGACACTTCGCAACGCCGGGTTCAAAGGCCGTATCATTCGTGTCCATGCCAGCAAAGGGAAGTATGCACGAGCTGAACCGATATCCGCGTTGTACGAGCAGGGCCGAGTGGCAAATCACGGAAATCTCTACGTGTTGGAGAATCAGCTGATGGAATACATCCCCGCCACTGCGAAGAAATCACCAGACCGCCTCGACGCGATGGTTTACGCACTGACAGAACTGAATGGATCGCAACCTGTAGGGATGATGATTCCAAAACGATTGAGATAATCAATTAAGTTTTGGTTTATCCCTGCCGATTATCTTCTTGAACAAAAATGAGGAGATACTATGGAACAGTTCGATACAGATGATGGCCGTCCACAAATCGTCATAACATTTGAATACATTGATCCAGAAACAGGCAAGAAGGTTTTTGTCTCAAGAGCTGTTGATAAAGCAACATATGATAGCGATTCGGGCGCTTTGTATGCGGAAGCAGAAATGATGGCTCAAGAATTTAAATATCGGATGAAAGAAGAGGGCCTGTAAACCCAATTCTCTTTCTAAGGTCGCTCAGGCGGCCTTTTTTATTGCCATAAATCCACCAACGGACAATCCATGACTGACAAATTAACTCTCGCCGTCAACCATGCGTTGAACGATGCGCGGATGGCGCGCGCCCGTATGGGGCTGATGGCGCCGACGATGGGGCTGGACAATAAGCGCCATTC